CAAAGGTGCTACAGCTGGAGACAATGACCCTAGTGCAAACAATCACTTAGGGGCTGTTTACAAATTTTTTGTAGGCACAGATTGTACAGATTGCGATATTAAAACAGACGGAACTGACAAATTTGTTGGTCACGCAACTGTTGTTAATGTTGCAGATGGTACAAACAATACATTTGCACCAGCATCATCTAACGATGTTATCAGCATGAACGGTGGAACTACAGGTGGAGACAAAGGTAGTACGGTTACTATCACTGCACTTGAAGACAATGTATATTTAGTAGAAGCTGTGTTGATCGGTACAGGTACTGAAGCAACACCTTTTGCAGATAGTTAATAATTAATTTAGTATGGGCCTTCGGGCCCATGCTTAAATTTTAAGGAGAACAAAAATTATGAAGGGTGACGTAAAAGCAGTTAGAGTTGCAGCGACAGGAGCAGTTTTTGCTGGCAGAACTAGATTAAGAGGAATGATTTTAGCTTCTGATGGATCTGGAGCTGGATCAATAACTTTGCAAGACAACACTGATAGCACAACTTTATTTCAAGGAGATTGTCCTGAAGGTGATGTTTTTTCATTTAACATACCTGAAGATGGAATTTTATTTCCAGGTGGAATGAAAGTTTCTGCAATTGCTAATTTAGTAGGCGCAACATTATTGATTGATAAGTAGGAGGTTAAATGGCTAACACTACCTCTGGAACAGTTGTATTTGATAAAAATTTTTCTATAGATGAAATTATAGAAGATGCTTATGAACGAATAGGTTTTCAAGGCGTATCTGGTAATCAGTTACGTAGTGCAAGACGTTCATTAAATATAATGTTTCAAGAATGGGCAAATAGAGGACTTCATTATTGGGAAGTTGCAAACAATAATATTACTTTAGTTGCTGATCAAGCAGTATACACAATGTTTAGATCAACAGGTGATGGCACATCTGATGCTACAGCTGTTTATGGAGTAGACGATGTATTAGAAGCTTCTTTTAGAAATTCAAACGTTGACACACCTTTGACAAAAATAAATAGATCTAGTTATCAAGCATTATCTAATAAAACATCCACAGGACAACCTACTCAGTATTTTGTGCAGAGATTTATTGATAAAGTTACAATTACTTTGTACTTAACTCCTGGTTCTGATCAAGCAGGTAAATTTATAAATTACTATTATGTAAAAAGAATTCAAGACGTAGGTGATTATACGAATGCAACAGATGTACCATATAGATTTGTACCATGTATGGTTTCTGGATTAGCATATTATTTATCACAAAAATTTAATCCACAACTCGTTCAACAAATGAAACTTTTATATGAAGATGAATTAAATAGAGCATTACAAGAAGATGGTTCTTCTTCTAGCTCTTACATAACACCTAAAACTTATTATCCAAATGTCTAATTTAGCAAAAGGTAAATACGCAAAAGCAATATCTGATAGATCTGGTATGGAGTTTCCATACAACGAAATGGTGAGAGAATGGAATGGTTCTTTGGTGCATGTTTCAGAATTCGAAGCTAAACAACCACAATTAGAACCTAGAAGATTTACAGGTGACCCTGAAGGATTAGAAAATGCAAGACCAGCTAGAACAGAGCCAGCAACACAGAATTTATTACCAAGCAATCCATTTAGTTTAACAAGTGGATCTGCTAATGTTACAGTGACAGAACCAAATCATGGTCGATCAAATAGTGATACTGTTAGATTTAGAAATGTAGATGGTAGCCCTGGAGGATTAGCTTATACAGTATTTGAAAATAGTTCAGGATTTAGTATAAGTAGTGTAACAACTAATACTTATGTATTTAGCTGTGGCTCTAATGCTACAGTAACAGAAAAATCAGGAGGAGACTTTGTTACAGCAGGACCTGTAACACAGCAAGCATAATGGCAGGGTTCACTTACGATAATTTAGTAACTGATATTAGAAACTATACAGAAGTAGATTCTAATGTATTAACTGCAGCTATTATCAATAGAATTATTGAAGATGCAGAATTTAGAATTTTAAGAGATGTTCCAATTGATGCATATAAAAAACAATCTATTGGTAATTTAGTTACTGGTCAAAATACAATTAACGTTCCAGCACAAACTTTATTTGTAAAAGGTGTGCAAGTTTATGATTCTACGTCTGCTTCAACTGGTGCTAATAGATGGTTAGAAAAAAAAGACGAATCTTATTTACAAGAATATGTGCCTTCAACAGAATCTGCAAAAAGAGGTCAACCAAAATATTATGCTATGTTCGGTGGTGCAACAGGTGTAACTGATACTACTTCAGGAACATTATTATTGGCTCCGGCACCTGATACTACATACATATTTAAAATTCACTATGAAGCTGTTCCAACACCATTATCGAGTTCAAACACAACGACTTATATTAGCCAATACTTTCCAAATGGCTTATTATATGCATGTCTAGTAGAGGCATATGGATTTTTAAAAGGTCCAATAGATATGTTGACACTATACGAAAATAAGTATAAACAGGAAATAGAGAAGTTTGCTGCAGAGCAACTTGGTAGACGTAAAAGAGACGACTACACAGACGGAACTGTACGTATACCGATACCTTCAGCAAGACAATAGGAGATAAACTATGGCAATTACATCAGCGATATGTTCAAGTTTCAAACAAGAACTTTTACAGGGTAAACACGATTTTGATTCGTCAGGTGGACACACTTTTAAAATTGCACTTTTTACAAGTTCTGCAAGTTTAGGTGCATCAACTACTGATTACTCAACATCAAATGAAATTTCAAATACATCAGGATCTGCATACAGTGCAGGTGGAGCAACTTTAACAAATCAAGGTGTGTCTTTATCTTCAACAACTGCATTCACAGATTTTGCTGACGTATCTTATACATCAGCTTCATTCACTGCAAACGGTGCTTTAATTTATAATACAACAACAGATGGCGGTAGTGGTACTACTGATGCTGTTGCGGTTATAGCCTTTGGTTCAGATAAAACTGCAACCAACGGAACATTCACAATTCAATTTCCAGCAGCAGACGCAAGTAACGCAATCATCAGATTAGCGTAAGGAGGGTCAAGTGCCCGATGTTACTTCAGGATGGGGCCGATTAACCTGGGGACAGGCTAATTGGAATGAAGCCACAACTTTAAAAGTAGGTTGGGGTGCAAAATCTTGGGGTGAAGATGAGTGGGGTGAACTAAAAGATGCAGTTGTAGTTGACCCAACTGGTGTTTCTTTTTCTGCAAGTATTGGATCTGTATCTACTGCAGTTAGCGTAACAGCTGAAGTAACTGGTCTATCTTCAACATTTAGTGTTGGATCTATATCTCCTGTAATCGACGTAACACCAAGTATAACCGGTGTCTCTTCAACATTTAGTGTAGGATCACTTACAAACGTTATTGATGTAAGTTTAACTTTAGCAGATCAAGAAATAGCTAGTGCATTAGGTGTTATCACACCTGCAGATCAAGTAATGGGTCTAACAGGTCAAAGCTTTACTGCAAGTTTAGGAACTGCTGTTGCTCCAAACGAAGATGTATCTGTTACAGGTAGTGAAATTACTTCAGCTTTAGGATCTGTAATTGCAGATACAAGAACTATTATAGCACCAACTGGTTTTTCTATTAGTTCTTCTTTAGGATCAGTTGTTGTTCCAAATGAAGATGTAACTTTATCAGGTCAAGAAATAACGTCTTCAGTTGGTGTAATTGTAGGGGGAGGTTCTGCAGTTGTAACACCTACAGGTTTATCTGCAAGTTTTAGCGTAGGGACTATTGATCCGGCAGATCAAATCATGGGTCTTACAGGTCAATCATTTAGTGCCTCTGTGGGTTCTATTGATATTGCTGATCAAATTGTAGGATTACAAAGTTTTGAAATAACAGCCTCTGTTGGATCTCCATTTATTATTCATTATGAGGATGTTGACACTGGCTCAAATACATCTTATAGTGGGGTTTCAACAGGATCGAATACATCGTATTCTGATGTTGCAACTGGATCAAATACAAGTTATACTGACGCTGCATAGGAGATAAATTTATGGCATCAACATATACACCTCTTGGTGTTGAACTAATGGCAACCGGTGAAAATGCTGGTACATGGGGAACAAAAACTAATACTAATTTACAAATTATTGAACAAATATCTGGTGGATATATCGCAAAAGATATTGCAGGTAGTGCACAAACTACAGCTTTAGCAGTAAGTGATGGATCATTAAATGCAGAACTTTCGCATAGAATGATTGAGTTTACAGGAACTATTACAGGAAATCAAATTGTAACAATACCTTTAGATGTTCAAACTTTTTATTTTTTAAGAAATTCAACTTCAGGATCTTTCACAGTTCAGTTTAAATATGCATCAGGAAGTGGTGATTCGTTTACTTTTGCAGCAGATAATAAAGGTGATGCTATTGTATTTGCAACTGCAAATGATGGAACTAATCCTGACATTGATACTTTACCAGCTGGTGACGTTACATTAACTGGCACACAAACTTTAACAAATAAAACTTTAACATCACCTAAAATAGGAACATCTATTTTAGATACAAATGGCAATGAATTATTTAAATTAACAGCTACAAGTTCTGCGGTTAATGAAATAACATACGCAAACGCGGCCACAGGAAACAAGCCAACACTGACTGCATCTGGTGGAGATACTAACATTGGTGTATCCATACAGCCAAAAGGCTCAGGAACAATAACTATTGATGCTTTGACTTTTCCTGCAGGAGATGGTACTAGTGGTCAGGTTCTTCAGACCGATGGATCTGGAACACTAAGTTTTACAACACCATCTAGTGGAATTACAACAGGAAAAGCTATTGCAATGGCAATCGTATTCGGATAAAAGGAGTAAATTATGGCAAACCCAAATATAGTATCAGTAACAAGTATTAAAGGTGAATCGGTAGGATTTAATTTAACAGCTACCACTACAACGACTTTAATGACTGTTGCTTCAAACAAAGTTGTAAAAATAAATAGAATTACAGTTGCAAACGTTGATGGAACTAATGCAGCTGACGTAACTGTTTCAATCACAAAAGCAAACTTTACTCCAGATGGTATTTCTGATTTTGATACATCCGGAACTTTTTTTATTGCAAAAACAATATCAGTGCCAGCAGACTCAACGTTAGTTTTACTTGACACACCAATCTACTTAATGGAATCAGATGTTCTAAAGGGAGGAGCAGGAGCTGCTTCTGATTTAGATTTATTCGTATCATATGAATCTATAGACGACGCGTAGGAGTCCACTGATGGAGCGAAACGGAGTAGCTAATGGACCAGAATAACGGCGGAATCATAGGAAAAATAAATACACCAACAACATTAGTTGCTTCAGGTGTATGGTCCTTAGATAGTCAATTTGAATCACAAGCAGGATCTACATGGCCTCTTGCTTTTCCACAAACAACTATCGCTAACTCATGTAGATTTAATAGAGCAAGTAGCGATTATTTAAGTCAGACAATATCATCAAGCACAGGAAAAACATTTACATTAAGTTTTTGGATGAAAAAATCTACTGATGAATCAAGTATGGGTCTTTTTCACTTATCAAGTGACAATAATGGAAATCATTATATAGAAATTGCTACGAAAAGTGGGAATGGTTTAGATATACAATTTAAAAATGGAACATCAGGAACTAATGGAACATTTTTAAGAAGAAGAACAAATAGATTACTTAGAGATTTTTCTGCTTGGATGAACGTTGTTATTAGATTTGATAGCACACAAGCAAGCGCATCAGATAGATTTAGATTATACATAAATGGAGTACAAGAAACTAGCTTAGACGTGAATAGCACACCTGACATTCCACAAGATTATGTAACTGACTTAAATAACAATGGCTCAACTTTAAATATAGGTAGAATTGTAACAGGTTCTAATTATTATCATGGTTATTTTGCAGAAATGATTTTAGCTGATGGTAGTTCTTTAGGCCCAACATCATTTGGTGCAACAAACCCCGTTACAAATATTTGGGAGCCCATAACTTACACGGGTACGTATGGCACCAATGGATTTAGATTAGATTTTGCAGATAGTAGTGCTTTAGGAAATGATGTATCTGGTAATAATAACGACTTTACTGTAAACAACCTAACATCTGTTGATCAATCCACTGATACCTGCAGTAATAATTTTGCAGTATTAAATCCTATACAATTCACAGGAACAACTGTACCTAATCACACTTTTTCTAATGGTAATCTAAGTGTATCAACTACAACAACTGCTGGTGCAGATTCAAATGTATTTGGTACTTTTGGTGTTTCTCAAGGTAAATGGTATTATGAATATAAATTCACAGGAGGAAACACAGGAATGGCTGCAGGTTACAGAGGAGAGGATGGAGATAGAATGGCATACTACAGTAATGGAGATAAATACGATGAAAGTGGATCTTCATCATATGGTGATTCTTACACAACTAATGATATAATAGGTGTTGCAGCAGATTTAGATAATGGAAATCTTACATTTTATAAAAATGGTACTTCTCAAGGTGAAATAACAAGTGCTTTTACTTTAGCAAATGATCAATATTATCAACCTTTTTTATGGGATGGATCAGGTTCTAAATATATTACTTGTGATGTAAATTTTGGTAATGCACCATTCTCAATCTCATCAGGAAATAGTGATGGTAATGGCTATGGAAACTTTGAATATTCTGTACCATCAGGATATTATGCACTTAACACTAAAAACTTAGCGGAGTATGGATAATGGCTTATACAACAATAGATAACCCAGCGGATTATTTTAATACTGTTCTTTATACAGGAAATGGTGGAACACAATCTATTACAGGAGTTGGTTTTCAACCTGATTGGCTTTTTATAAAATCTAGAGGTTCAACAGGAAATGGTAGAATTCATGATGTTGTTAGAGGTGTAGATAAACAGCTTTATACTTCATTAACTAATGCAGAATACACATACTCTCCAAATACAGGCGTAACAAGTTTTGATTCAGATGGTTTTTCTTTAGGAAGTGATATTGGACAAAATACAAATACTG